AACAAGTTGATCACATTAACGGTGTTCATGCTGACAATCGTGTAGAAAATTTAAGAGTAATGCATTACACTGAACACGCTAAGTTACATCCAAATATGTTAAACCCTCTTTTGCATGATCCTATAACTGGCGATTTTTTACCTAGGAAGTGTTAATCATGGCTACTAAACCTGGACTGTACGCAAATATTCATGCTAAACGTGAGCGCATCAAAGAAGGCTCTGGCGAGAAAATGAATAAGGTTGGGTCAAAGAACGCCCCCACTGCTAAAGATTTCAAACAATCTGCTAAGACGGCTAAGAAGAAGTAATATGCCTTTAGTTAAATCACCCACTAAAGAAGCCTTCCGTAAGAATGTGAAGGCTGAAGTTAAAGCCGGAAAGCCCGTCAAACAAGCCGTTGCAATCGCTTACTCTGTGAAAAGAAATGCTAAAACCAATAAATGACAACATCGTAGTCCGTCCTGACCCCTTCGTGCAATCTGGGCTAATTATCATGCCTGAAGAAGAGATGCGCACAGGTGTTGTGGTAGCCGTTGGCCCTGGCAAGAAAGGATCGAATCGACCACTAATGGTATCGGTGGGGGATCACATCATGTATAGTGGCACAATTGACCAAGAGTTTGATGGTTTCTTGGTAATGAAGGACAAGGATGTCATTGGGACTGTATGATACTTACCAGACAACAAGCAATAGCGCAAAACGCAGCCCGATATTTTACGGGCAATGCTTGTATTAATGGTCATGTAACAGAACGGTACACAGCTAACAAAACTTGTTGTGAGTGCGCAAACGCAACCGCTAACAAAACAAAAGCAAAAGACCGACAAAAGTATGTTGCGTCTTCTACTAATTGGCAACGTCTTAATCCAGATAGAGTAGCAATTCATACTTCAAATTTTGTAAAAAATAACCGAGCTAAACGAAATCTTTGGACTTCAAACTACAGGCAAACAAAAAGTGACCGTATGCCTGCTTGGTTAAACAAAGGTCAAATATTTGAAATGGAAAGTGTGTACACATACTGTTCTGCTTTGCGAGGCTGTGGTCTTGACTATCATGTTGACCATATTGTGCCTTTACGAGGTAAAATTGTTTCAGGCCTTCATGTGCCGTGGAATTTACAGGTTATTTCAGGATCGGATAACGTAAAAAAAGGGAACCGGTTCGATGGCTATTAAAGATAAAGACATTATTTCTGTTGCTAAAGCCAGATTTACAATGGCTGTTTCAGCATACTCTGAATCGCGCGAAGATGAGTTGGACGACTTGCGTTTTTATGCAGGAAGTCCGGACAATGCATGGCAATGGCCAGCCGACGTGCTTCAAACAAGAGGCTCCGTCCAAGGTCAAACCATCAACGCCAGACCCTGCCTCACCATCAACAAACTCCCCCAGCACGTCAGACAAGTTACCAACGATCAACGCCAAAATCGACCAAGTGGGAAGGTAATTCCCGTGGACGATAAGGCTGACGTTGAAGTAGCTGAGATCTTTGACGGGCTGGTGCGCCACATTGAGTACATCTCTGATGCGGATGTGGCGTATGACACGGCGTGTGAGAATCAGGTGTCGTATGGCGAGGGCTATATCCGCTTGCTGACTGAGTATTGCGACGATAACTCCTTTAACCAAGACATTAAGATTGGTCGCATTCGTAATTCGTTCTCAGTCTACATGGATCCCACCATCCAAGACCCTTGTGGGTCGGATGCGCAGTGGTGTTTCATTACTGAAGACCTGACCAAAGAAGAGTACGAGCGTCAGTTCCCTGATGCGCAGCCTATATCGTCAATGATGCAGCAAGGTGTGGGCGATGCTTCTATCTCGCAGTGGGTAAGCGAGAATACGGTTAGGATTGCTGAGTATTTCTATATTGAGCATGAGAAGGCAACGCTCAACCTGTACTACGGTAATGTGAGCGCCATGAAAGGCTCGGTTGAAGATCAAGAGATGGTCATGCGTGGCATGAAGCCAATTCGCACCAGAACTGTTGACATTAAAAAGGTCAAATGGTGCAAGATTAACGGTTTTGAGGTGCTTGAGTCACAAGATTGGGCGGGTGCATCTATCCCTGTGGTCAGAGTGGTCGGTAACGAATTTGAGGTTGATGGTCGCATTTATGTCTCTGGTATTGTGCGTAACGCCAAAGATGCGCAGCGTATGTATAACTACTGGACTAGCCAAGAGGCTGAGATGTTAGCCTTGGCGCCCAAAGCCCCGTTTATTGGCTATGGTGGTCAGTTTGAAGGCTACGAGATGCAATGGAAGACTGCCAACACGACCAACTGGCCGTATCTGGAAGTCAACCCCGATGTGACCGACGGTGCGGGTGGTGTACTGCCCCTGCCACAACGTGCGCCCCCACCACTGCCCCAGACTGGCTTAATTCAAGCCAAGATGGGCGCTAGTGACGATATTAAAGGCACCACAGGGCAATATGACTCTAGTCTTGGTCAGACCTCTAACGAGCGTTCTGGTAAGGCTATCTTAGCGCGTGAGCGTCAGGCGGATGTCGGCACATACCACTATGTGGATAACCTAGCCCGTGCTGTGCGCTACATTACCCGTCAGATCGTGGACTTGGTGCCTAAGATTTATGATACCGAGCGTATTGCTCGTATTATTGGCATTGATGGCGAGACAGACATTGTTAAGGTCAACCCTAATCAGCCGATGCCGGTCAATAAGATCGTGGATCAGCAAGGTATTGTGCTTGAGAAGATCTATAACCTTGGTGTGGGTAAGTACGATGTGTGCGTGACCACCGGTCCAAGCTACATGACTAAACGTCAGGAAGCTCTGGAAGCAATGGCGCAGCTCTTGCAAGGCAACCCCCAGTTGTGGGCGGTGGCTGGCGACTTGTTCATTAAGAACATGGATTGGCCTGGTGCGCAGGAGATGTCCAAGCGCTTTGCCAAGACCATTGATCCTAAGATCATGGAAGGTGGGGATGACTCGCCTGAGATGCAGGCTGCTAAGATGCAGATGGATGCGATGAACCAAGAGATGCAGCAGATGATGAGTATGCTTCAGAATGTGTCTAAGTCTGTTGAGGTTCAGGAGCAGCAACGTGCGGATTATGAGGCTCAGATCAAAGCGTTTGATGCCGAGACTAAGCGTATCTCTGCCGTGCAAGCTGGCATGACCTTTGAGCAGATTCAAGACATTGTGAGCGGCACGATTGCGGCTGCCTTGGATACGGGTGATCTGATTGGCGGCGCTCCACAGCGTCAAGAGTTCCAGATGCCTGAGATGCCACCCCCTGAGATGATGCCACAAGAACAAATGATGCCCCCGATGGAGCCACAACAATGAAAGCTTGTGATTTTGTAGGTATGCTGTTTCTAGCACGGGATGTAACCCATTCTGTGCATTTGAACACCCGCAGTTATTCTAAGCACAAAGCCTTGCAAAAGTTCTACGAGAATATCATTGACCGTACAGACGCATTTGCTGAAGCATATCAGGGCAGAAGTGGTTTGATGGGTCCAATCTCTTTGAGTTCTGCTAAAAAAACTACAAATGTAGTTGAGTTTTTAGAAGGTCAGTTAGAGGACATTGAAGCTAATCGTTATAAAATCTGCGACAAAGACGATTCCACAATGCAGCAATTGGTGGATAATATCATTGAGTTGTATTTGACAACTCTCTACCGACTTAAATTTTTGGCGTAAGGACTTGATATGACCGTTAACTTATCGCCCTTAGCTGGCGCAGGACAACAATTTTTAGATGACAGCGGAAACGTATTAACGGGTGGAAAACTTTATTCTTACGCTGCTGGCACAACTACGCCTCAAACTACTTACATAAGCGCTAGCGGTTTAACAGCGCACAGCAACCCAATTATTCTTAATGCTGCTGGAAGGGTTGCAACAGGTGAAATTTGGTTAACCGCAGGAAGCAATTACAAATTTGTTTTATATACATCAACAGATGTATTAATTGCCTCTTGGGATAACATTACAGGCATTGCAACCAATGCAAATAATGTAGAGTATGACCCACCGTTTATCGGAGCCGTTACCAGTGGGTACACTGTATCAGATAAATTAGAGCAAATAATTTCTGTCAAAGACTTTGGTGCGGTAGGCGATGGGGTTACGGATGATTCAGCGGCTATGAACGCTGCATCTTTAGCTGCTGCTGGAAAACGTCTTTACATCCCTGCTGGGACATACGCAATTAAAAACTTTCTTATTGCAAGTGACACTACGGTTGTTTGTGATTCAAATACTGTTTTTATTCCATCCGATACTGTAACGGTTACTAGCAGTAACGCTTGTATATGGTTAACTGGCGATAACATCAATTGGCAAGGCGGAAAAGTTCTTGGACAAGTTTCAACCACTTTTGGATCATTGCCAGCACCCTATTATGGGATGAGGATTCAGCAAACAACGGGCGATAGTCATCCTTACAAAATTACAATTCGTGATTTTGAAGTTGAAGGCTGTATACAAGCAATTTGGGCGGTCTCCTCGGATGAGATGACGGTTGATAATGTAACAATCCGTTCTGCTTATCAATGGGGTTTGGCTTTCCCTGCACCAAGAACTAAACGATTGATTGTTAACAATTTCAGAGCGTATAACACAGGCATTAACGAAGGTCTAAAAATCGCCAGTTTGTTTAACGTTTCTGGTGATGCAAGTGCTGATATTATTCTTACAAACTTAGACATTCAAAATTGCGGAAGACTAGACCCTAGCAGCGCAACATGGCAAAACGGTATTGATTGTTTTATTTCAGCGGCTCAAAATCTACAAATATCAAACTTTAACATTGTTAATTGTGGCGGCGGCGGAATTGAAATTAAACGCAATGACGCTGTAAATATATCGCCTAATGAATATAAAAATGTAATCATTAGTAACGGTAGAGTTTCTACTGATGTTGTTGACGCTACTTGTGTTTCATTAAACATTTCTGCTCCTACTCCAACCACAGCAAACACAGCTAGAAACGTAATGATCGCAAACGTCCAGTTTGAATATACTGGATTAGCAGCTCCCGCTTCCGCATACGGAATTATCTCTAACGCATACACTAATGTTCAAATATCTAATTGCCAATTTATTGGTGATTTTTCTAGCGCAATTAACCCATCTGCATTTGCAGCTTTTGATGATGCAATAAGAAACTGGGTTATCTCTGGATGTAGCGTTTTTGGAGCGCAAAACGGATTTTTCTTTGGCAACGGCGTAATTGATGACGTATCGCTTATTGGTAATGTCTTTAACTGTACTGAGCATTGCGTAGTGATTAGCGCATCAGCAACAGGTGGGTCTAAGTTTGTTGTTCAAGGAGGCGTATACAGATCAAGTGGCGCTTCTTTTTACCCCGTATATATTGCGGATAACATTACTGAAGTTTCAATTTCAAACGCTAATTTGATTGCCGTTGCTAGTGCTGTTAGAGCAAATGCTGGTGGTGGCGTAATTCAAAATTGTAATTTAGTATCGGCAACTGATGCTTTCAGAATGGAAGGCGGAACGTGGGAATATACAAACAATAAACTTTCTATTCCAACAACAGATAGAGCATACACATTATCTGCTGGAACAATTTATTCATACAGAAACAGTAGGGGAAGTTCTAGTACATTACCTGCGTTAGATTCTACTGTTGGCGAAATTGTGTATAACAATACCCCCGTGGCTGGTGGTACGATTGGGTGGATTTGCACAACTGCTGGCACTACGTCTACATCCGTTTGGAAAACTTACGGAGCAATTCAAGCATGAACCATATTCTCCCAGCCCTAGCCATGCAACTTTTGCTCTCACCCTTCTCATGGTGGGCGGGTGCTTTATTGGCGGCTGGATTTTACTTGGGTCGTGAACACGCTCAAGCTGAGTACCGTGTGATCCAAAAGTTCTACGATGGCAAACGAGCAAATATGCCTTGGTACGGTGGGTTTGAGAGCAGAGCTTGGAACGTCAAATCTATTTTAGACTTTGTGTTGCCTATTGCTGCGACTACAATTGTGTTGTATTTATCCACTCTTTATAGCTAAGGTTCTTAGCATGATAATCCCAGATATTGTTAGCGACCCACCAATCACCAATCCTAATGGCTCAATGTCGATTGATTTTGTTGCGTCTTATGAAGGCTATGTGTTGAAAGACGCAATCGTTGGATCACCTGAATACATCAACTCTCTTTCTGCTAACGAAATTAACACGATTGAAGTTGATCGTTTTAATGTCTGGTATGAGATTGTTACTACTCCAGCGGAAGTTGTTGAAGAACAGGGAGAAGAATAATGGCTGATCGCTATTGGGTAGGTGGTGCGGGAACGTGGGACGCAACCACAACTACAAACTGGGCTACCACTTCTGGCGGTGCTGGCGGTGCATCTGCCCCTACATCTACTGATAATGTCATCTTTGATTCGCTGTCTAACGCAACGCTGTATACGGTAACAGTAGGCAATAACGCTGTTTGTGAGGACTTTACGGTTGCTGCTCCGCTTACGGGAGCGGTTACTTTTTCTTTGGCTGCTACTGCAAGAATAGATTGCTACGGCTCAATGACTTTGCCTGCCGCCAACTGTACCTGGACAGGCGTTGGTGGTGCGCTCGTAACTTTCAGGGCAACCACTACAGGTAAAACACTTACTACTAATGGAGTCGCTTTAGCCTCTGCGTCTTTAACTTTTAACGGTGTTGGCGGCGGCTGGACTTTAGGTTCTGCATTAACAATTACTGGCACAAATACAATAGTAGTTGCTAACGGAACATTTAATACTGGTAATTTTAATATAACTTGTGCAGCTTTTGCTATTAATGTTGTAGGAACTCAAGTAGTTAATTTAGGGTCATCTACAGTTTCGCTAGGTGGCAATTTTACTATTAGCCAAACAGCAGGACTTACATTTAACGCTGGCACATCCCAGATTAATTGTTCTGGAGCCTCACCAACATTTACGGGTGGCGGTCAAACTTTCTACAATGTATCGTTTACAAGTAATGCTGCTACAACAACAGCAATAACTGGCGCAAATACCTTTAATGACTTAAGTGTTACAAGTCGAAGTGCTACTGGAACAAGACCTGTTTCTTTAGGTGACAATCAAACCGTAAACGGAACGCTAACTCTAGGCGCAGCAAACACTTCTATTTGCAGAATACAGGTTCAATCAAGCGTTGTTGGAACGCAACGCACGATTACGCTTAATGGGTCGCTCGCGACTTTAGCTGATTGTGACTTTAGAGACATTGGTGCGGCTGGGTCTGTGGCAACTCCTTGGACAGGCACTCGTCTTGGTAACGGACTAGGTAACAGCGGCATTGCATTTGATGCGCCTAAAGACGTGTATTGGAATCTTGCCGCTGGCGGAAGTTGGTCAGCAACAGGGTGGGCGCTATCTTCTGGCGGCGCGGTCAACACCAATAACTTCCCTTTAGCGCAAGACAAAGTAATTATTGAGAATACTGGCCTTAATACCAGTGCAACAGTGACTTTAGACGTTTCATGGTGGATCGGCGAATTAGATTTGTCTACTCGTAGTAATGCGATGACATTTAATGGTGGCAATAATCAGCCTGTGATCTACAAGAATGTAACGTTATCTTCTGCTGCAACAATGGCAGGCACAACGGCGGGATGGCGATTTTCTGGTCAAGGCACAACGCAGGTTCTAGATACTAATACCATTACATTTATACAGTCTATTGTTGTAGACTCACCAAACGGGACACTACAGTTAGCAGAGGATGCAACTTGCTCTGCTACGGTTACCTTGACTAGCGGGACATTGAGCCTCAATAACTTTAACTTAACGTGTCTTGCATTTCTTTTTAATGGTACTTTGACACGAAGTATTGCATTTGGCACTGGTGTAATTAATGTTACAGGCACAACCGGAATTATTTTACAAGCCAATAATGGAGCTGGGTTTAGCTATACAGGAACGCCTAGATTTAATCTAACTGGCGGAGGCGCAGGGACAAGAACTATAGGTTTTGTTCAAAGTGGATTTACAGAAACCAATTCGGTTGATGTATATGTTACATCTGGTTCGGGTATTATTAATCAGACTGGCACAGGTTTGACTTATAGAACTTTAGATTTTACTGGTTTTAGCGGAACATTTACTAGGTCAACAGGAACTGCTCAGTTTGGTAACTTAACACTTGGTAGCGGCATGACCATAACCGCAACTACCAGCTCGCTTAGTTTTAATGCAACTTCAGGAACGCAACTGATCACCACAAATGGTGTCGTTTTAGATTTTCCTGTTGCTCAAGCCGGAGTAGGCGGTACTGTCCAGTTACAAGACAACCTGACGATGTCTTCCACTCGTACATTTACGCTGACCAACGGATCGCTTGATTTAAACAACCAAACATTAAGTACAGGTTTGTTTAGCTCAAGTAACAGCAATACAAGGGCTATTGCATTTGGTACTGGAGCTATAACAACAACTGGAACTGGAACGGTTTGGACTACAGCAACGCCTACAAACTTTAGTCGCACAGGTACGCCAACCGTAAATATTTCAAACAACTCAGCCACCGCAACTACTGTAGCAACTGGCACAATGACTGAAGCTCAGGCTTTAAACTTTAACTATACTACTGGCACATATACTCTTACTGACACTAATGCTGTTTACAGGTCTGTTAATTTCACAGGCTTTTCTGGAACTATTGGAAATACAGGGCGCACTATTTTTGGTAACTATACTTTAAGCACAGGCATGACTGTCGGTGCTGGTGGAAGCACTACTACTTTTGCTGCAACGTCAGGAACGCAGCAAATTACGACAGCTGCAAAAACTTTAGATTTCCCTTTGACCTTTAACGGAATTGGCGGGACGTTTGCATTTCAAGACGCTTTGACCCAAGGTTCAACACGAGCGTTCACCATTACCAATGGCACAGTTCAGCTAAAAGATGGCGCAACATCTACAGTCGGTGTGTTTGCAACATCAGGCACAAATCAAAAGTTTTTACAGTCCACACTTTCAGGGACACAGGCTACGATCAGCCAGGCATCAGGCACAGTTAACGCCTCATACCTAACCATTCAAGACATTAACGCTACGGGCGGAGCTACTTGGAACTCATTGACCACTAACAATAATGTGGACGATGGCAATAATGACGGTTGGGATTTTGGTATCGTTCCCATTACTTTTGCCGAACTAAATGGGTTTAAACTTAGATCCTTTACTCAACCTAGGAGATTTTAAATGACCATGAACCTTAAAGCCGTAACAACGTGTTTCGGTTACCAACAAATTACTGTAGATAGTGCTAAAAGTTTGACTGTTCCAACTACAACCCCAGAGGGTCTAAACGCAAAGCCTGTTTTTGCGCTAATTGTTGCTGAAGGCGCAGCCGTCCGTTGGCGCGATGATAATACCGCCCCGACCGCTTCAATTGGTATGCCTCTTGCAGTAGGCGTCCCCTTGCAGTACGATGGTGACTTAAATAAAATACGTTTTATACAACAATCTGCAACAGGCATTATTAACGTATCTTATTACAGTTAAATTGAATTAAATCGTACTGGTGCGTTCACCAGGGTTTCTTAGGAAACAACAAAATGTCAGAAGAAGTAAGCCAAGCGGAAGTTCCCGCGCCGGAACTGGAAGCTACGGTAGCCCCAGTATCTGAAGTACAAACGCCGGAAGTAGACCAAGACCAGCAACCAGCCAAGACCTTTAGTCAGGAAGAACTGGATGCAGCCATTGGAAAACGGCTCGCAAGAGAGCAACGTAAGTGGGAAAGAGAGCAGGCTCAACGAGCGCAACCACCTGTGCAGCCAGCTACTCCCGTAGCGCCAGAACAGTTTGAATCGACCGATGCGTATGTAGAAGCACTAGCAGCGCAGAAAGCCGAACAACTTTTGGCACAACGAGAGCAGCAAAAGCAAAGGACGGAACTCCTAGAGTCGTATCACGACAGAGAGGAAAAGGCACGGGAGAAGTATGACGACTTCGAGCAAGTCGCCTATAACCCAAACCTTCCAATCACTGATGTGATGGCTCAGTCGATTCAAGCATCTGATATTGGTCCCGAAGTGGCTTACCACTTAGGCGCTAATCCGAAAGAAGCTGAACGCATCGCCCGCCTATCGCCAATCTTGCAGGCTAAGGAAATTGGTAAATTGGAAGCTAAATTAGCCTCTGATCCACCAGTTAAGAAAACATCTAACGCGCCAACGCCTATTAGTCCTCTCACTGCCAGAAGCTCGGGTTCGCCCGCATACGATACAACTGACCCACGCTCTATCAAAACGATGAGCACCTCAGATTGGATCGAAGCTGAAAGAATGCGTCAGGTTAAAAAGCAGGAAGCGCTACGCAACCGCTAACTTACTTTTAGGAAATTATCATGGCTAATAGCCTTCTTACCATTGACATGATCACACGAAAGTCTCTTGAAATCCTTGAGAACAATCTGGTGCTCACACGCAACGTAAACCGCCAGTACGACGACTCCTTCGCTGTTGAAGGCGCCAAGATTGGCTCGACCCTCCGTATCCGCCTGCCCGATCGTGCGCTGGTAACTGACGGTGCTGCCCTGCAAGTTCAGGCAGACAACGAACAGTTCACAACGCTGACTGTGTCTAGCCAAAAACATATCGGCGTGAACTTTACGTCTGCCGAACTTACAATGCAATTGGATGACTTCGCAGAGCGTGTCTTGAAGCCTCGCGTTTCGCAGTTGGCATCTTCGGTTGACGCCGACGTTGCGACTTCGTACAAAGGCATCTACAACACAGTCGGCTCACCAGGCACTACGCCTGCGACTTCCTTGGTTCTGTTGCAAGCTAACCAGAAGCTCAACGAATTTGCCACTCCGATGGATCAGCGCTACGCAACGGTTAACCCCGCTGCCAACGCCGGTTTGGTTGAGGGCATGAAAGGTCTGTTTAACCCAACCGGCACTATCAGCCGCCAGTTCAAGAACGGCATGATGGGTGAAGGCATTTTGGGTCTGGACGAGATCAATATGTCTCAGTCAATCAGCAACCACACGAACGGCGATTGGGGCACTGCCATCACTGTGACATCAACTGTCGCAACTGAAGGTCAGTCAACATTGCCAATCAGCTTTACTGGTTCGAGCAAGACATGGAACGTGGGCGACGTATTCACCATCGCTGGTGTGTTCGCTGTTAACCCACAGACACGTCAATCGACAGGTAGCTTGCAACAGTTCACAGTGACTGCTGCGGCAACTGGTTCTTCGACAGCTACGCTGAACATCAGCCCTGCGCTGTACACGGCTGGAAACGCCTTGGCTACTGTGCTTTCATTCCCACAGGCTTCTGCTGTTGTGACGATGGTTGGTTCGGCTAACACCGGCTACCCACAAAACCTGATCTACCACAAAGATGCCATTAGCTTTGCTACGGCTGACTTGTTGTTGCCACAGGGCGTGGATATGGCAAGCCGCCAAGTCCACAACGGTATTTCGTTGCGTATCGTGCGTCAGTACGACATCAACAACGACCGTCTCCCTTGCCGTATTGACGTGCTGTATGGCTACAACGCCATCCGTCCCGTCACTGCCGTCCGTCTCTGGGGCTAAATCAGTGGGGGCTTCGGCCCCCATTCGTAATCTATTTAAAGGAAATTCATCATGGCACTTTCTAATGGCACAGGCGGTTATCAGGTCGGCGCAGGCGCAGATGGCGAAGCAATTCTTTTCGTTCAAACTGCTCCTACTTCTTTGGCTGCCGCAGCAACAGCAACACCCGCACAACTTTCTAATGGTCTGTTTGTTTTTAACGGCACCGCTGGCAACCTTACATTGCCAACAGTCGCTGACTTAGAGGCAGACATTTCCAGCGCACAAAAAGTCAACGCTGCATTTGACTTCTTTGTGATCAACACAGACGGCGCCGATGCAGTTACTTTGGCTGTCGGTACTGGTTGGTCTATCGTTGGCGCGGCTGCCGTAGCTACTACGTCATCAGCCCATTTCCGCGCGCGCAAGACCGGCGACGGCTCTTGGGTTGCATACCGCATTAGCTAAATTAAAGAGGGCGCTTCGGCGCCTTCTTTTAACAAGGAAATATTATGCCTAATACCAAAGCTACTGGGGTTGCGTATTTAGACCCCGAATTTAGTACTTGTTATGCAACAGAGGAAATTGGTTATTCTTCTGACGCGCAAGGCGCAGTAACTCAAATCACAAGCAAATCTACAGGCGTAACCTTAAACAAGTCAGCAGGGCGCATCACAATGCACAATGCTTCTCTTGCTGCGGGCGCTACAGTTTTGTTTACTTTGACTAACAGCACTTTGTCAGCTAAAGACGTTTTGATTGTTAACGTCGGATCGGGCGGCACAAGCGGCGCATATTGGCCGTATGTTGCTAACCTTTCGTCAGGCGCTGCGGTTATCGGTGTATACAACAACACCGCTGGCCCATTGGCTGAAGCAATTGTACTTAATTTCGCAACTATCCATTGCGCTTAATAGGGCGGGGGTCACAAACCCCCGTTTTTAAATAATGCACATATACCTACAACATCCAATTCACGGTAATAAAATTGCCAATATGGAATTGGAAGCTGAACATGATGAACAAAACGGCTGGGTGCGGTACAATCCCGATACGCCTGAAGTTGAAGTAGCGGAGCCAGTTAATACGCTAAAACGTCGTCGTAAAACTACGGAGTAAACATGGCCACAACAGCCAATGACCAGATTAACGGCGCTTTGCGCTTACTCGGCGTGTTGGCTGAAGGTGAAACACCCTCGGCGGCTACATCGCAAGACGCACTTGTTGCGTTAAACCAGATGATCGACTCATGGAGTACTGAGCGATTGGCTGTGTTCTCGACCCAAGATCAAGTCTTTTCGTGGCCTCCTGGTGCTATCTCCCGCACCCTTGGTCCAACGGGTGACTTTGTGGGCGAACGCCCAATCCTAGTTGACGACGCTACATACTTCCGTGACCCTGCGTCTGGCATCTCCTACGGCATCAAACTGATTAATCAGCAGCAGTACAACGGTATTGCTGTTAAGACCGTGACCTCCACCTACCCACAGGTAATGTGGGTCAACATGGAATATCCAGACATTTATATGGCAGTGTATCCAGTGCCTACCAAGGTGCTAGAGTTCCACATTGTGTCGGTCAGACCATTGACAACACCCGCTAATTTGGCGACTGTCTTGGCGTTTCCACCAGGCTATCTTCGCGCTTTTCGCTATTGTTTGGCGTGTGAGATTGCGCCTGAGTTTGGTGTTGAGCCATCGCCCACAGTCATGCGGGTTGCCATGACCTCCAAGCGCAACCTGAAGCGCATCAACAATCCTGACGACATTATGTCCATGCCTTATTCGATTGTTGCAACGCGTCAACGCTTCAACATCTTTGCCGGTAACTACTAATGAAGACGCCTATCTTAGGATCGGCGTACGTTGCCCGTAGCGTAAATGCCGCTGACAATCGAATGGTAAATCTGTTCCCTGAGATCATCCCAGAGGGCGGTAAAGAACCAGCGTTTCTGAACCGCGCGCCTGCGCTCAAGTTTCTAGCCTCTGTGGGGACGGGTCCCGTGCGTGGGCTATGGGTGTTAAAAGCTGACCCGACACGGGCGTTTGTGGTGTCTGGTAATGAGTTATACGAGATCGACACAAACTACACAGCTACCCTGCGCGGCACAGTAGCTGGCTTAGGCACCGTGTCAATGGCTGACAATGGCAATCAAATTTTTATCGCTGCTAACCCCAAGGGCTACATCTTTAACACAAGCACTAACGTGTTTGCTGAGATTACTGACCCTGACTTCCCTGGTGCGGTGACTGTTGGCTACTTAAACAGCTACTTTGTCTTTAACCCACCAAACAGCCAGAAGTTCTACATCACGCAACTTCTGGACGGTACACAAATTGATCCACTTGACTTTGCAAGTGCTGAAGGCTCGTCTGACGGCTTGGTGTCGCTTATTGTCGATCACCGTGAGTTGTGGCTGTTTGGCACTGACTCGGTTGAGGTCTGGTACGACGCAGGAATAGCAGACTTTCCTTTAGTTCGCATTCAGGGCGCGTTTAACGAACTCGGATGCGCGGCGGCATACTCTGTTGCCAAGTTGGATAACGGACTGTTCTGGCTAGGTTCTGACGCCCGTGGGCAGGGTATCGTCTATCGTGCCAATGGCTACACTGGGCAGCGCATATCTACCCACGCTGTCGAGTGGCAAATCCAGCAGTACGGCAACATCTCGGATGCAATTGCCTACACATACCAGCAAGACGGTCATTCGTTTTACGTCCTGATCTTTCCAAGTGCAAACACGACTTGGGTGTACGACGTAGCAACGCAGGCTTGGCATGAGCGCGCAGGATTTTCAAATGGCGACTTTGTGCGTCATCGTTCTAACTGCCAAATGGCGTACAACAATGAAGTGATCGTGGGCGATTACGAGAACGGCAACATTTACGCTTTTGACTTAAATGTGTTTGCCGACAACGGGCAACCCCAGAAGTGGCTGCGCTCATGGCGCGCGCTCCCAACGGGTCAGAATAACTTGAAGCGTACGACACAGCACTCAATGCAGCTAGACTGCGAGACAGGTGTTGGTCTAAATAATGGTCAAGGCGAAGACCCACAACTAATGCTGCGCTTTTCTGATGACGGTGGCCACACTTGGTCAAACGAGCATTGGAAGTCAGGCGGCAAGATTGTGTATACCAGCGCCGCGCTATCTGGCGTCGTTTGGGTATGACGCTTAAGCTGCGTGATAGGGTTTACGAGGTGTCTGGGACTGACCCAGTTAAGATCAGCATCATGGGTGCTGAACTTATATTGAGTGGTACAAATGCCTAATATCACCGAGATTATCCCGCCGCGAGTACCGCTTGTCGATGCGCGCACGGGGATGATTGCGCGTGAATGGTATCGGTTTTTCTTTAACCAATTCCAAAAATTAGGTGGCGGCGCGGGTATTATTCCTCCAGATTCAGGCGGTACTGGTACTTCTGCTATCCCGTTAATCGGGCAAATCTTAATCGGTAACGCTAGCGGCACTTATACTGTTGCAGACCTAACGGCAGGCACAGGTCTTTTCCGAATTAACGGCGACGGTTCTCTTACGGTTGGGATTGATGATACCGGTGTGACTGCGGGTTCTTATGGCTCTGCTTCTTCGGTAGCAGAATTTACCGTAAACGATCAAGGCCAACTGACGGCAGCAAACGACACGGCGATTGCCATTGACGCCTCACAGATTACCAGCGGCACGTTAGGTGTTGTGCGAGGCGGTACAGGTCAGAACACTTATACAGATGGTCAGTTATTAATTGGCAATAGCACAGGCAATACCTTAACTAAGGCTGCCTTAACTGCTGGAATAGGTATCGCGATTTCTAACGGTCCTGGTGCCATTACGATTGCAACTAGCGGAATATCTGTAACTTCTGCGCCTGTCACTAAGGTGGCAGACTTTACAGTTGCATCGACTGACACTTGGATTATCAATAACAAGTCTGGGTCAACGTGTACGGCAACGCTCCCCGCGCCGTCTACCAATACTGGTCGCGTCTTGTATTTCCAGAATTACCAGAATCAATTTCTTGTTTCTGCGTCGAGTAACGTGGTGCCAAGAGCAGGCGGGGCAGCGTCAACGGCAATTCTGGCTGATGAGGCTGGCGACACAGCAACGCTAGTGTCTGATGGGACTAACTGGATTATGACTCAGTACACGCCAAATAACGTATTGCTTTTGGAATAGTATATGAACGTAACTTATGATCCTGTATTATTTCAAAATACGCCGGTGAAAGTTAAGTTTCGCCGAGATATTTTGACAGTTCAAGATGGGCTGCAAAAGTTGATTGACGACGGTGCGGTTCAGTCCACGCTAGAAGACTGTACGCTTAAGCATTACTTTACCCCAAAAGACGAAAAGTACGGTTGTTGCACTTATGCCCGTGAAATGCTAATCCCAAAAGGAACGCTAATCATAGGGAAAATTCACCGCCACCAGCATTTGAATTTTATCTCTAAGGGCAAAGTAACCGTATTTACGGAATTTGGGCAAAAGCATTTAGAAGCGCCTTGCACGTTTATCTCTGAAGTCGGGCTTAAACGCGCCGTGTACGCAGAAGAAGATACGCTTTGGACAACGGTTCACTTGTCCGAACACGTTGGCGAAGAAAATTTAATTGAAATTGAGTCAGAAGTTATTGCCCCTAGTTACAATGACATGGGCTTAATTGCTTCATTTGAAGTAAAGGAAATATTATGACTTGGGGAATGGCAGCGGTAGCGGGTGCAACTCTTGTAGGTAGCGCCATTAGCGCAAACGCGGCGGGAAAAGCTGCAAGCGCTCAAGCCGGTGCTGCGCGCGACGCAAGTGATGTTGCATACAGAACGTCACAAGATCAAATCGCCGCGCAAAAAGAAGCGCTAGATAAACAGATTGCTGCCTCGGGCGCAACGGTCGATAAGCAACTTGTTGCCCAACGCGATGCGCTTAACGCACAATTAGGACAAAGCGCAGAAGCGTTGGCTTTTCAAAAAGCAATGTACGAGCAGTCGCGCGCAGACTTTGCGCCGTACCGCGAGTCAGGCACCGCCAACCTTAACCAACTCAATACTCTTTTGGGTATTGGTGGCAACACGGGCGCCGCCGACTACGGTCGTTTTGCTACCGCTGACTTTACGCCCGCTAATTTTGCTGCCAACCAAGACCCTGGCTACGGCTTCCGTATGTCCGAGGGTTTAAAAGCCGTTGATCGTCAAGCCGCCGCCCGAGGTGGTTTAATCTCAGGTAATGCTCTCAAAGCCTCGCAAGCGTACGGTCAAGACATGGCCTCGCAAGAGTACCAAAATGCGTTTAATCGGTTTCAAACTATTCGTGGCAACACCTTGTCGCCTTTTCAATCGGGCGCCGCCGCCGGTCAAAGTGCAGCGGCTATGCAAGGTGCATCAAACGCTGCCTTTGGCAATGCAGGGGCAAATGCTGCGGCGGCTAATAGCGCGGCGTATGGCGCGTTTGGGCAAGGCGCATCAGGTGCGTATGGCAACCAAGGGCAAGCAACTAACGCAGCCTATGGCAACTATGGTCAAGGCGTGTCAAGCGCGTATGGCGGCTACGGCACAAACGCTGCCAACGCTTTAATGGGCGGGGCTAACGCTGCGGCATCAGGATATGTCGGCGGGGCTAACGCAATCAACGCGGGTATTAGTGGGTTGTCCAATGCGTATTATCAAAACAGAATGCTTGATATGTTTGGTAACCGAGGCTCTACCATGTCCGACGCTCAAGCAAACGCATTCATGGGCTCGTACCCATCAACTAACACTAGCGGACTGTAATCATGCCCCTTGACACCAACATCGCAATGGGCATACGCCCTGTAGAGCAGCCCAATATGCTTGCCCAAATGGGGCAAATGATGGCTATCCGACAAGCGCAACAAGGTTTTGAAAGCGAAAACGCTTTGCGTGATTTTTACGCTAAGGGCGGCGATTTATCTACCGCTGAAGGCAAACGTCAAGTAATGTCACTTAGCCCTTCAGTGGGCATGAAGCTTATCGGCCAGCAAAGCGAAATCAGCGCAAGAGATATAGGCACGGCTGAAAAATCGTTATCTATGCTTAAGAACCAAGCGGGTTTGGTTAAAACGCCGCAAGATGCTGCTAATTGGTTAACTTCGTTTTATAGAAACCCGCTTACGCGTCCTTACGTTGAAGCTGTTGCGCCGATGGATCAGGCGTTAGCCGCAATCCCGACTGACCCTGCCGCGCTTCAGGGCTGGCTTAGAAATGCGTCGTTAAAAGCCGATCAAATATTTGAGTCTGCTGACGCACAGTTAGCTGCAAAATCGCGTATTCAAGCGGCGAATATTGGGGCTGCGGCGCCGCTTGGTCAATTACAACTTGCGCGTGATAAAGAAGCAAGAAGCCAACAAGAACTTAATCTTGTACGAGGTATTTTAACCGGCAATGCAACAACCCCCACTGCGCCGGCAACAGCTAGTAATGCGCCTATGGGTGGTGGTGGTGGTCAATTAGGTTCTGGCACTTTTGGCATTTTTATGGGTGGTGGGGGCGGCGCTGTAACGCAACCCAACGTATTAGCAACGCAAGTTGCGCCTCCTGTTACCACGCCAGTGCCTGTTAATGCGCTAACGAATCCTTCTGCGGGCCAGACCGGTGTAGCACCTGTAACAAACCGCGTAGACCAGATTACAGCGCAACTTAGCCAACTTGCTAAAATTGGCGGCCCAGTAGCAAATCAAGCAATGGAAGGGCTTGTTAAAGAATACAACATATTAAATCCGGCTGGAAAAATTGAAATAGGCTCAGACGGCGTGTTGCGAACTATAAACGAAAGAACGGGCG